CAACATCATATTGAAAAGTTAGAAACTAATCGTTAATAACAACAAGGTCGTTTTCTTGTATGTCATATAGATCACAAGAACCCCCAGTTATTTCAAGAACCATATCACCAAAACCTTTGTAACGTAGACAATTATTATCTTTACAAGGTTTACAGTTTTTATGTATTTTTGTTATGAGATTATCTTTGATAAATATGATATCAAGATTAATTATACAATCTTTCATCCAGAAGGAATGATCACCTTCGTTTAGAACAAACAACATACCATTAAACTGATTGTCAAATTTTTTACCCATCATTCCATTTTGAATATCTTTGGGTGTAATCATTGTTTTTACAGTAAAGGAATTGTTATTTATTAATAGTTCCATAATGATAAATATCGTAAAATATTAAAATAATTTGTTTTTTTATGATTTTGTAGATATTTATGAAATACAAAAAAAACACACACCCCTACACTTTTTGTTGGAAAAACATAAAATCCCAGAAATTTTAAATATTTTTTTGGGATTTTTGTTTTTATATTAAATTTTTTATATATTTGTACTATGAAAACAGCATTTAACATTAGAATACTACACGAAACATTTGGTAATTTACTAAATGAAACATTTGTTGATCAAATACAATTTAAATTATTCTTAAAAATGATCCACACCAGTGTTGAACTAAAACAAAATTTATCATTCTATAATGGTGATACGTTTTATATCAACATACCAGGTAAAATTTTAGTTGATTGTGTAATTGTTACTAACACAAATGAGATATCTTTAACAGACCAGGTTAGAAGTAAGATTGAGGCTTTGGTTACCGCGTAAACTTGGTTTTTTCATTTTCCTATGTCCAAAAAATGAAATGGTGGAGTCAATGGGTTGTTAATTAAATTTAACAACCCATTATTTTAATTTTAAAATTTGACCAGGTTTAAGTTCTGTTGATTTTAAATCGTTTAGTTTAATTATGGAATCAACGGTTACTGATTTGTCATATTTGGAAGCAATTCCAGATAATGTTTCACCTGGTTTTACAACATATAGTTTAAAGACACTCGGAGAAAGACCACCACCACCAATTTGTGATTTAGGTTTTTGTTGTTTAATTTTCGGTTCAACTGGTTTAGATAATTCTTCGGCATATTTTAAGAAAGCCCTTTGATTGTTTTTCATTCGTTCAGCGACAGTTCCTTTTTTTCTTGGATCGTCAACATTTGAAAAGTCAATATTCCAACCTTCAAGATATTGTTTAGCACCCAAAGACCAATTACCATCATTTAAACTTTTAACCCATTTATAACCACTTTTAACTTCACCACGATATGTTGCATTAACCAATGCTCTTTGAACATACACTGGGTATTTATCAAATTTTGGAAAAACTTTTTTAGCAATCTCTTCGTGTTTTTTAATATCATCAGTTAATAATTGCTCGGCTTCTCTATTTGAGATAATCATACCTGGTTTTACTGATGGTCCGGTATGACCCCAACCTATCGTTAGTACACCACCATAAGGTGATTTTTTACTAATAAATGTTTTTTTATTATTTGGTGGTAATTTCGGATCCTTATCATCAAAAACGTAATGTTGGTTCTTACTATTAACAACGGTTGATTCATAACCTTTAATTAAATTCCTAAATTCTGTGTCATTAACGACACTTTCAATTAACATTTTATGTTGGTTTTCAGTTATTACGATTTTCATAATAATAAATAGTTGTGTAATTAAAAAAAAATATCTATATTTGCTATATGGAAAAAATACTATATATATGTCGCGGGATTTCAGGATCCGGAAAATCAACATTTGCAAAAACATTGGGTTGTCCTGTTTATGAAGCGGATCAATACTTTATGGTTCATCGTGATTTTGAGACAAATGAAATAATCGGTAGGAATCAAACTAATGGTGTTTATAATTTTGACCCAACTAAACTTAAAGAAGCACACGAGTCTTGTAGACGTAGTGTTGAGTCTTCTATGATTGATTCATTACCAAAAATCGCGGTAGCAAACACATTCACGCAGGAGTGGGAAATGGAATCTTATTTTGAACTCGCAAAGAAATATAATTATACTGTTTTCACAATTATTATTGAAAACCGACATAACGGGAAAAATGTACACAATGTACCAGAAGATAAAATTCAACAAATGAAAAATCGTTTTAATATAAAATTATGAATAGATTAGACAGATTAAAAGAACAACATCCAGATTTGAATGTATCGTTAATTGACATTATTACATCATTGGATCCGAGTGATACTTATAAGTATACCGAGTTTTTAATTAAAAACTTTAAAGGGGATGATAATCAATATTACAGTACAAATTTGGACGAACTTAAAGGTTATTTAGGTGTATTTTTGTTTGGGTCTGGAGAAATTGAAACTCTAAATGAATTTGAAAGACATTCAAAGGCTAATAGGATAAAAGAAAAAGATATTAGTCAATATAGTAATTTTTTAGAATTAAACGAATCTGTCTTAGCGGCTAAAGAAATTGAAAACAGAAAAAAAATTGAAAAAGAAATTTTAAGGATTTACGAAGATGATACTTGGTTAATTTTAACACCACTAAGTTTTGAATCATCCAAAATTTATGGTGCAAATACAAAATGGTGTGTAACGCAAGAAAGATATTGGAATCAATATTTGACAACACATAGATTAATATATGTCATTAATAAAGAAACAGATGTAAAATTTGCGTTTTCTAAGAATTTTGGTACAGAACGAATCCAGTCTTGGGATTCTTTAGATAACGAAGTTGATCCAATGGTTGTTAGTTTTATACCAGATGAGTTATTTTTAAAAATTAGAAAAGAGTTACAAAAAGATAAAACAACTGGTGATTTAATTGGTTGGGGTGATAATGTGAAAAGTATACGAAAAATATCTGATTATCCGATTACTAGGGACTATGATACTAGGGACTATGATGGTGTTAACAATATAGCGTTACGCGATTTAACCTCTAGACTTTTGGAAAATCAAACTGGTGGTTCACTTATTAATGATGGGTCAGGTGTTTTAAATAATAACAATAGTGTACCGACAGACATACACACTGGACCAAGATTAGTAGGGACTACTGAAATAATTGCTAATCGTAATAATAATATAGCGCTAAACTATAACGATTTTATGAATAATTATCTGAATGTGCATCTAGATACTTATAATTGCGATTTTATAAATAATTATGTGAATGAACATCTACCTATACCTAATGATAATGTCATTACACCTTTAATTAATTTACCTTAAAAATTATGAGTTTTAAAAAATTATTGACAACAGGAAAAGTGTGGATAACCTCAGATACCCACTACGGTCATAAAAATCTAACGAGAGGGGTGACCAATTGGCGAACCCAGGATGGACAAATACCTATTGACTCAACAAGAGACTTCCAAACGATTGATCAAATGAACGATCGAATTGTTAGTGGAATTAACAATATGGTTGATCAGGATGATACTTTGATAATGTTGGGTGACGTTTCATTTGGGGGTTTTGAGAATATTGAAATTTTTCTTGATAGATTGATATGTCAAAACATTCACCTTATATTAGGAAATCACGATCATCATATTGAGAATAACCGAGGAAATATTCAGAGTAGATTTTTAAGTGTTAATCACTATTTGGAAGTGAATATTGAAGGAAAAAATTTTGTGTTATGTCATTATCCATTACAAAGTTGGCACGGACTAAATAAAGGTGTTATCCAACTTCACGGGCATGTACACCTTAGTCCAGATAAGAAATTTGGTAAAGGTAAAAAAATGGACGTTGGTATGGACGGGAATGGTTTAAAACCATATAGTATTGATGAAATCATTAAGATTATGGATAAAAGACCAATATTTTCAGATATGGATAATGATCATCATTTGGATGGTTTAGTTGGTATTATTGGTTAATAAAATGGAAGACAAAATAAAAGAAAAATTAAAGGATTTAATCAAAAAAGTTGGTTTTGAATCTGTAACAAAAATTGTTGGATCCTTGGATAAAACATTTGAAATCTTTGACATCAAAGAACCGATGGATTTCCTAAATTTATTTAATGACCTAGAATCTGTTCAGAGTGAAGAACAAGAAAATTGGACGTTATATCGTTATAAAAAGGGTAATAATATTATGATTTACAATAGAAAAAATGATTATGTTTATATCAATTATGGTGAAATTTGGTCAGTTTTGGAAGGTAAAATTGGTCTTAACCACTCTGAAACACAAGAACTTACAAAGAGATGGTTGGATGAGGTCTACAATTTAAGGGGAGTCACACCATTGGCAACCCAATTAGCAAAGGTGAATAATGTTGGATGAGGTCTACAATTTAAGGGGAGTCACACCTTCCGCAATTTTTAGGGGTGATTGTAGCAACGTTGGATGAGGTCTACAATTTAAAGACATAATTTAATATATTTATTTTTATGAAAATCATAATAACAGAAGAACAACACAAATTAATACAAGATATTGATGATGGGTTAATAACCTACTCAAGTATATTTAAACCTGAGATTAAGATTTTAGTTATATTTAAAAATAATGAAAATTACGAAAATCTTATAACGATATTCAATGAGTATGGTTATGGTTTTTATGTACCAAACCAAGAATTAATAATTATTAATGGTGAAATATTTTTAAATTCTAACGATTTAACAATGGACGATTTAAGGTTTATTGAGGCTCACGAAATTAGTCACTTACTTTTAAATCATAATGGACCAAGATCTGAGAAAGACGAAATGGACGCGGATATAGGTGCATACATCTTATTAACAAGACATAATATCCCAACAGAACGATTAGTGGATGAATTTGAATTTAGACATAATGTTAAATTTGATGAAAAATTAACTAAAAATTTTGATATTTAATTTTTGTTCACTAATATTAGTAATATGAGTAAAAAAATTTTGTTTCTTGATAACGACGGAGTCATATGTCTTTCCAACAATTGGGGTGGTAGATTTAAGAAAAAAGGATTTGATTCTAATCCCCAAACACCAATGGATATTAGAATGGATGATTTTGATACTAAAGCGGTTAAAGTTTTAAATGAGATTATTGAGGAAACTGGTTGTGATATCGTGATGTCATCTGACTGGAAGAGACACGGTACTTTGGAACAAATACAAGAAATGTATGAAATCCGAGGAATTAAAAAACCAATTGATTTAACACCATTATTTACTGACTTAGCGGCAAAACAATTATTACCAAAAGATTTTGTTTTACCATATTTTGATCGTATAGAAATTGAACGACATCTTGAAATCCTACATTGGTTAAAAGAACATCCAGAAGTAACACACTGGGTAGCCGTAGATGATTTAGATATGAAAATACAGGATGGTTGGGGTTTAACAAATTTTGTTCACTGCCAACGACCATACAATGAGGGAATAAAACAATCAGGAATTAAGGATAAGATTATAAAATTTTTAAATAGTTAAAGGTTAACTTCAATTAAAAAAATAGTTTCTTATCATATTAAAAAAAAGACAATATAAAATGGTAAAAAAATTAAAATTATTTATGGTTGATGAATCACCATATATGGTATCATTAGACCCAATTGAAGTTGGTGATAGAGCGATTGTTACTGTTGGAGGACAATACCCCAGTATCGTTGAGTGTTTAACAAATCAAGTAGTAACATTAATCACTGAATCCAAATTAAAATCAACACAAGCGTATAAAGTTTTTTTAAACCCAGACAACGTTAAATTGACAACAGAACAATTAGATAAAATTATAGAAAATTCCAATGAATTTGAAGTTGAAATAAATGGTAATGAAATAAAATATAATATATGATTGTGGAATCAATTTTAATAATTACCACAACCATTATTACCTTTTCATTAATTACATATGAATTATATCGTAGATTTAAAAACAAAAACTAATGGCATATATTGAACATAATTTTTTCCCACTCAAAGTTTGGCTTAGGAATGAATACCTTTACCAAAATAAAAAAGGTCACGGTGAATTTACACCTGGTGTCATAATATCTGTAAGATGTATACCTGGACAAGCAGCGTTATTCCAGGTTCTTTTAGAAAATGGCGTAATGCGAGATAAATTACCATCACATGCGTTATTAACGGAACCGCAAACACCAAACCCAGATTTACCATTTCATTATTTACAATTATGGAATTGTTTTTCATATAATTTTACCTTAACACATTTATCTTACGTGTATGATACAAAGGTTGAAGTTTATATGAAGGACAAAAAATGGTACACCGGGAGTTATTACGCAACAATAAACTGGGGTTCAAATGATCTTAATACAGATTTGTCATTAGCGGAAGATCCTATGGAACATAAATCACACCATATTATTTTACTTGATAACGGACAAATCGCACTTCAACCCAACAATAGAATCAAATGGTCAGAACCATCGTTTGTTACAAAACCATTTCCAGAAAGACCTGATTATTTGGTAAATAAAGATTGGTATAATTGTGAAGGTTTTGACAAATGGCACACAGAAGATAATGAAAAAATGTTTTATGACAATGAATAAACTATTAATGATAACGACACCTAAAGGAAATGGCGTTATTGAAAAAATATATAAGTCTGAATTAGATTTCTTAATGTTGAGGATTGATAATTTAGACGGTACTTACACAACATATAATTTAGGTAAGTACGATCCAGATAATAATATTTTTACAGCAATAATAAATAATGAAAACACTGGATCTACACGGGATTAAACATTCTGAAGTACAAAGAGTTGTTGATGTTTTTCTTTGGGATAATATCCAGAAAAAAGAAAAAGAGGTTGAAATTATAACCGGGATTAGTGAACAAATGAAAGTTATTGTTAAAGACTGTATGAAGGATTATAATATGGAATGTAATGATGATTTGTTAAATTTTGGAAAAATCATAGTAAAACTTGTCTAATTAAAAAAAAAGATATATATTTGTCAATATAAATTAAAAAAAATGAAAAAACTATTTTTAGCAATTGTAATGGGTGTTATGGTAACATCTTGTACAGAGAATAACCGAGTAAAGAATTGGGGTGGGGAAGGAAATATTAATCTACCAAAGGGTCGTAAATTGGTTAATGTAACCTGGAAAGAAACTGAAATCTGGTATTTAACACGACCAATGGATTCTAATGATGTTGCGGAAACATATCAATTTCAGGAAGAATCATCTTGGGGTGTAATGGAAGGAACATATAACATTATTGAAACAAAATAATTATGACTGAAAGAGAAATAATAGAATTAGGTTTTATAAGTGAGGAAATAAGAGAACACGATGAAGATGATGCTTATTACTACGCCTTAGATGTTGTAGATGGAATAACATTTATAACAACAACTAATGATGAAATTAAAGATGATGTGTGGTATGTAGAAATTTTCAATACGGATCCCATTATTAGATTTTATGATTTTCAAGAAGTCCAAGGGCTGATAAACACATTAAAAAATAGAATTGTAAAATGACAAACAAACAAGTTATTTATGAAACATTATTAAATGAACATAGATTAATTACAAATCAAATTTCGGACATCAAAGCAAATAGTTACGATCTAAATGAATCCGAAAAAAATAAAGTAGTAGAATTACAAAAAAGACAAGTTGAATTAATGAATAGGATGAAAATACTATTTAATGGAAATTTCGGAAAATAAGAAGTATGGGAATGTTTGATAGTTTATATTTTGATAAAGAGTTATTACCGTTATCGGATGATATCATAAAAGATTTTCCAAATGATATTGAATGGCAAACAAAATCATTAGAATGTGTTCTTGATAGATTGACAATTAAAGATGGTGAATTACTTGTACAAAGGTATGAAACAGAACTAACACCTGAAAACGAAAGACCATATCCGAATGATCCAAGACTTAGTTTTATTGGTATGTACAGACAAATTAATGAAAGGTTTGAGAAATACGATTACACAGGATCAATTATATTTTATTCATTTATTAATGATGTCTGGTACGAATTTTTTGGAGAGTTCCAGGATGGTAAATTAATTAAAATAACCAACAAATAATTTGGTTATTTAAAAATAAATGATTAATTTTACCAAAAAAAAGATATGAAGTATTTTAAATTATTTTTGATGTGGTGTGGTTTCATAACTATAGCATCATTATTTGGTGAATATATCATCAGTAGAGAATTAAACGGATTCCTCCAATTGTTAAGTTTCGTTGGATTGGTTGGGATTTTTATGTATACAGTATACGAAACAGTAAATTTATTTAAAAACAATTAAAAAAAAAAGAAAAATGATTGGACTATTAATTTTTATTTTAGGATTAGCAATTGCCGGAGTTATTGCTTACACAACACGAGAACAAATGTTTGAAATTGTTGAATCACGTTATGGTAATTCAGAAAAGTTCAAACCATCTTGGTTAGTTAAACCATTATCAGTTTTATTATTAACAATTTTGATTGGTACTATACAACCATTCGCGATTGAAAAAATTGATGCTGGAAACAAAGGGTTAAAGGTTAACTTAGTTGGTAATCAACGAGGAGTATCAAGTTATCAATACAAAACTGGTTGGGTGATGTATAACACCTGGACAGAACAGATTTTAGAGTTTCCGATTTATCAACAACACATTGAATACGATGATCAAATTGTTATATTAAAAGGTGGTTTCTCAGCAACAATTAAACCAACATTTAATTATTCATTAAAAGAAAATGCCATTGGGGATATGTTTGTGAATTTAAGAAAACCAATCACAGATATTGAACAGTTTTGGCTTAAAAATGCAATCATTGGTGCTGTTAATGATGAAGCAAACAAATGGGAAGTTGATAGTATATTTAATCACAGACAAGCGTTTGAAGCGGCAATTGTTATTGAATGTAACACAAGACTTTCTAAGTGGTTTAATGTATCACAATTAAGAACAAACATTACACCACCAGAGGCGTTACAAGAATCAATTATTGCTAAAACAAAATCAATCCAACAAGCACAAGCGTCAGAGCAACAAGCGTTAGCTGCAATCGCTGATGGTAAAAGAAAAATCGCAGTTGCAAGGGCTGATAGTGCTGAACAAGTGATTAACGCATCTGCAGCGGCCAAAGTAATCAAATTAAAACAACAGGAGTTAACACCGATGTATATTGAATATTTGAAAGCCCAAGCCTGGGACGGGAAGATGCCAACAACAGTTGCTGGAGGATCCGGAACATTTCTAAATATAAAACAATAAAGTTTTATATTAATATATAAAGAATCCCCCAGGTAAAAAATATCTTGGGGGATTTGTTTTTTTAAAAAAAATGTTGTACATTTGTATAAAATATAAGGAAAATGAATAATAAACTAGGTAGAGCAATTGAGATTGCAGCAACAGCACACATTAACCAAGTTGATAAGGGAGGTAAACCATATATTTTACATCCATTATGGGTAATGGACAAAGTTCGTCATCTAGGTGAGGATTATATGATCACCGCAGTATTACACGATGTTGTGGAAGATAGTGACTGGACATTTGAGGGGTTGGTTAAAGAAGGGTTCAGTCAAAACGTTATGTACGCTCTGTCTTTATTAACACACAATAAAGAAACGTCATACGAAGATTATATCAAAGCAATTGCAACAGATCCAATAGCCAAAGCGGTTAAATTACGTGATTTGGAACATAATACGAAAATCACAAGACTTAAAGGTCTCAGAAAAAAAGACTTTGATAGGCTTGAGAAATATCATAAGGCGTATGTTTATTTAATGGATTAAGAAATGGAAAATTTTAAATTTTATGAGGTGGGTGGTAAAGTCAGAGACGAACTACTTGGTTTGACATCAAAAGATGTTGACTACACTGTAGTACCCAGTGAATCTTTATTAAAAGAAATTAGTTCGGCACACACAATGTTTGGGGTTTTAAAGGATCACCTTGAAACTGAGGGTTTTGAACTTTTTTTAGTAACGGATGATTGTTTTACAATTAGAGCAAAATTCCCAAAAGATCATATTCATAGTGGGTTAGTAGCGGACTTTGTCTTAGCCCGTAAAGAAATTGGTTATATTCCAGGAACAAGAACACCAATCGTTGTTCCTGGAACACTGGAGGACGATTTAATTCGTCGCGATTTTACTTTAAACGCGATGGCTAGAGATCTTGATGGAAATGTTATTGACTTGTTCTGTGGTATGGAAGATTTAAAAAACAAGGTATTAAGAACACCACTACCAACTAAATTAACTTTTGATGATGATCCGTTAAGGATACTTAGAGCAATCAGATTTTCAATAACGAAGGGTTTTAGTTTAAAATATCTTGATTACTACATCAATAACTATGATTATGAGAGTAAAATGGGTGTCGTGTCAACTGAAAGAATCCGAGAGGAATTATACAAATGTTTTAAACACGACACATTTAAAACATTGGATAAATTGAATCAATACCCAACGCTTAAAAGGTATATTTTTGAAAACAAATTAATGTGGTTAAAACCAACAATGGAACAATAATGCCTTACATTTATATGAAAAGTGAACGAGGTAAGATAACTTCGTTTTACACAAAGAACAAAGCAATTAAAGTTGGAAATGTTTTTACTCAAAATATTTTTGAAAATTTTGAAGGTGGTACTGTAATTAAAGTTAAATTTACAAAAAGAGATAGTATTTAATATGGAAAAAGAATTTGTACCTTATGAGTTAGCGGTTAAACTTAAAGAACTTGGATTTAATGAACCTTGTTTTGCTACATATTCTAACGTGCAAGAAGCAGAAATTGAAAAAGGCTCATTGTCTTATTATGAAGGCTTATTTTTACCTATTAGCAGTGAAATGTTTTGTTTAGCACCAACGTATCAACAAGCATTTAGATGGTTTAGAGAGAAGGGAATTGAAAATGAAATACATTCTGATTTTGATAGAATGTTGGGGTACAATCGTGGGTATATTCCTGTTGTCCAATTTATAGAATTTTACAATAATGGAGATTGTTATGAGACCTACGAAGAAGCAGAACTTGCTTGTATTGAAAAAATGATTGAAATTGTTGAATCTAATTTAAATAAATAAATGAAAGTACAAGATTTTAGAGTTGGAAATTATGTTAAATCAGTTTTAGATGGTAGCATATATGAAATTGATTTATGGGCACTTAGGGTTATCCAGGATGGTAACTACCAAAATTCATATCATCCAGATGTAAAAGTATTTGAACCGATTCCACTAACACGAGAATTACTTTTGAAGGTTGGATTTGATCAATGTGGATACGAGTTTTTATTTTGGGAGCACGATAAAATAAAAGGGTTTCAATTAGCGGGTATAAATTGGGTTGATGAAGACATACCTGAATATCAATTTTTAAACTACGAGGTAGGTACTAAAATTTTTAGTATTCATTATCTTCATCAACTTCAAAATTTATATTTTGTATTGACTGGTGAGGAATTAACGTTTGAACATAAAGAATCGGAATTTTAATAGTAATATGGAAGAAATAAAAAAAGAGTTTATACCTTACGAGTTGGCTTTAAGGTTGAAAACATTGGGTTATAATGAACCTTGTATGGTTTATTTTGAACAAGGGGTTTTAAAAAGATTTGAACCTAATTTTTTAGATGTTCATATTTTAAATTCTGATTTTAATAACAGATTAGAAGGACATCATTTAAGTTCGTGTTCCGCACCAACTTACCAATCAGCATTTAAATGGTTTAGAGAGAGAGATTTCCATACAACCATAGAATCATATCATTGTCTGGGTAAAGATAAACCATTCGGTCTTGGAATTGACCAAAAAGTTAATGGAATTTGGGATTATATTGACTATAGTGGTGATAGTGATTTTGATACATACGAAGAAGCGCAAATCAAAGCAATTGAAAGTATTTTAGAAATAATGGAGAAAAAAACATCATAACTCAAATATTTTATTTATATTTGTAAAAATAAATTAATATGGAAAAAGAATTTAAGTTTACCATAAAAGATAAAAAGGGTAAAGTCTATGTTGAAACCATTGCAACCTTTGGTTCTAAGGAATATCCATTCCCAGATGATTGGAAAGAAAATGCGATTGCGCAAATGTCAATTATGAATTTCAAAGAGAAAATATTAAACGAACACTTCACCATTGAAGTTAGTGAAGATTTAGAATTTACATTACCAGGAAATGAATAAAGAATTTGTACCTTATGAGTTGGCTTTAAAAATGAGACACCTTGGATTTGATGAATCTTGTTTGGGTTCTTACTACAACTACTCGGAAGAAAATTTCAAAGAAGATAAGTTTGATTACAGAGGAGAACTTAATATTGAATACTCAATATATAATGAGAATACCTATTATATTTTAGCACCACTATTCCAACAATCATTCAGATGGTTTAGAGAGAAGTATAGACTATCGGTTTTAATACACGATTGTTTGGATGATTATATTGGAGAAATAGTAGAGTGGACAATTGCTGAAGATAAGGTTATACATGAGGTCTCTAATAGAATAGATACTTATGAAGAGGCAGAACTTGCTTGTCTTGAAAAATTAATTGAAATTGTAATACAAAATAAATAAGAATAGAATGGAAGACATATGTATAACAATAGTATTTGTAAGTTGGTTAGTTTTTATTTATAAATTAATTAAAACGATAAAATGAAAGTTATTTTTCTTGACATTGATGGAGTTATGAACTCCAATGTTTTTTATGAAAAAAGACATAAACGTAGATGGTTAAAACCAATTACATATTGGTGGGAAACCAAACGTTTTTTTAGAAAATTGTTTGGGATCAAAACCAAGGGTATTTCTTTTGCGGATTATAAAACACCAGATTCACATTATACTTTTGAATATCAAATGAATAGATTAAAAACTGAAACTTGCCCAGATAAATGGAAGTGGCTAAGTGAGTGGTGTAATGAGACAAACACTAAGATATGTATATCATCTGTTTGGAAAAATCATTTTGGAGATAAGTCTGGAGATAAGTATAGAATTAGACCTGAATGGTGGGAAGATGCGTTAATTAATTTAGGATTTAAACCAAATACTTTTGTTGGTATAACTGGTAATAGAAAATCACTTAGAGGTGAGGAAATTCAACTGTGGTTGGATAATCACCCAGAGGTTGAGGATTATGCAATATTGGATGATGATGACGATATGTTACCACATCAGTTTAAAAAATTTCATCACTGTGATCCGTGGTTTGGTTTGACACCAAATCATTTATACCGAATTGGTAGACAATTTAATAATGAATCAACTGATTATGAAAATTTAGTAAATAATAAAACTAATCAATTATATTCAGAAATTGAAACTCTTATAATGATGTGGAATAATGATGGTACAAAAACGGCAGGTTCTTTAACAAGGGACATTATGAAAGTTATAAATCAAAACGAATTATTATGACAAATTTAGAAATATTTACGAAAGAATACGAAACACTCAAAGGTCAATTCGTTTTGGTTGATACCGAGGCGATACGTTTGATTGGGATTGCTGAAGATGAAATTGACTATTACTATGTGTTATATAATGGTAGAACTTTACGATTAACAAGTTGTGTAATGCGATTGACACCACTTAAAGGATTCATACAAGATGATCATTATAATAATATGATTAGAATCGCAAAATTAAATCATTATGACCAACTGACACTTTGGGGATCCAAGGATGATAGTCTAAGTGAGTTTAACGAAAAACATAAGGAAGAACTTACAAATGGGTGGAATGACACAAAATTTATACTTGGACCACACTGGGAATTAAAATAATTAGGTTATTTAATAAATTATATGTATATTTGTCTTTATAAAATAAAGTATTATGGAAAATAGAAGTACACACTACGGAGATGTTGCAAAATGGATTGAAAAGGTAATTGATTCTTGTGAAACACCTCAACAAACAATAACTGCTAGGAATTTAATATCTAATTTTAGAAATCAATTACTTTCAGACAAGGAATATCACTCAAAATATGCTTATAGTGTTATAGAACCACTTGATGATAGATTATCATATAAAAGAGGTTCATTACCTATGATACAAGCGTAATATGGAAGAAAGAAAATACCCAATAGGTGGATTCGCACCTGGAAATTATATGTGTGAGTGTGTTACTTGCAAACACGATTTTTTTGGAGATAAAAGGGCTGTTCAGTGTGAAACTTGTGCCGTTGAAATGGTTACAGTTAAAATAATTGAAACTGAAAAAGATGCGATTGAAATACAACACGATTATTTACAAGGATTTATTGATCAGTTTGGTGATGGCCCTCTTGGTGAATTGAATCCAGACGATTGGGACGCACTTGAATTTTTAAGATGGTTAAAACTTAACAAATATAAAATTATAAGATGATTGATAACATAGAACTTATTAAACCTTTATTAAATTTTTCGGAACCGGGAGATTTTTATTACTGTCTTATTTTAAAAAGAAAGAAAGATCAACCGGAAGGAGAAAGAGATAATCACCAATCAGTTAGAACAATAAAAACTTATTGTGTGGAATCTATTGAGTATCTTGAAAAAAGATATGATGAGATTAAACAACTATGTGAGATGTTTAAAGCGCGTGCGTACATTCACGTCCAAAAACAAAATCATAGAGATGTATCGTTAAATATGATGGTCGCGTTGGCACAGAAAATCCAGGACGGCAACCATAAACAACAAGGATTATTTGATTCTGTTGTTGGTCAAATCAAAACTTTAGAAAAAAATTGGGTTGTGGATATTGATTTAAAAGACAGGTTGTTTTGTGAAGAGGTTGCAGAATTTATTAACACACTTAAACCTGAAGGTGATAAAATTAAAACGGCTATACCAACCAAAAATGGTTATCATTTAATCACTAAAAGATTTGATGTTAAAACATTCTCTGAAATATACCCAGAAATCCAAATACAAAAAAAGAACCCAACGCTTCTTTTTTTACCCAAATCGTTAGAACTGTAAATAATATAAAATAAATAAAGATGGAAAAAGTAATTAAAATGAATTTAGGAATTGGGATGAATATGTTATTTCCAGAACCAGTAACTATCGTAATTGAATCTTTTGAAGAAAGATATGAGAAATATCGTGAATTCTGCAAAACAATTGAAGAACCTGATTATGATTTTTTGGTTGATGATCCAAACCAAAATAAAGTTAGATTATTAACGTTAGATGAATTTATAGATACTTGGCACACAAGCACAACATTTCAAGAAAAATTTAAAATTAATGAAGATGAAATATAAAATAATTAAATGGTTTGAATTGAATATCGGTTGGCTTTTCGTTAACGGTAGAAAACAAGATAAGTACATTGAATATTTAAAAAATAAATATGAAAATAATTGAATGTACCGATTACGATAGTATGGGTAATCAAGGGCGATTTCCGATAAAGAAAAAAACAAAGTCAATCCGACAAAAACTGATTGACATTTACAACAGATTTAAACGATGACAAACATAAATAATTTATTGATCGGAATAATATTCGGGGTTTTAGCACAAATACTAACGTTTTTTCAATTACAAGGTCAAATGAAATTTGAATGGGTAAAAGAAAACTACTGGTTAACAGTTTTAGTTGGGATTCCGATATCAATGTTGTTTATGTTTTCGGTAAAAAATATGATAATTGCTTTTAATGGTGAAATGTGGCCATCAAGATTGTTTGGTTTTAGTATTGGTGCAATTGTGTTTACCATATTGAGTTGGTTAGTCTTTAGTGAACCACTAACAACTAAAACTTACGTTTGTCTGTTTTTAGCCTTGTTAATATTATTGATTCAATTATTTTGGAAGTAATGAAAAGAAAACTACAAAAATTATTACTTTGGTTAAGTTATAAATTTCCAAAGAAAAAACGAAAATCAATTTGGGAATTA